GTTCCATGGATGAAACATTTGCTTTACAACTGTACGAGTTCTATCACGCCATGTGTATTGATACCTACCCTCTTGGGTAACGGATAAGTTATCAATGTGGAGTGGCTCACGTAGGTGCAGCTTAGGGTATAACCCCAAAGCATTATCTAGTGATGTCTCATCATGACCGCAGTTTGACGCTAAAAATAGCGCTACACTGTGAATCAGAGGATGAGTAAGACTCTTGGTGAGGGGGGTAGCAGTTAGCGTGTAATACGCGAAGCCATCCCAGCCTAAACCTCGCTTGCTGGAAGGAATGCGAAATGCATCATCCCTAGAGCATACGAAGTGGCCGTCGCCAAAACCATCAGGACCCAATAGCTTTTTGAAGGCTGAAGGGACCAGTGACTTAAGGGAATTGTATAACCGTTCGTAGCGCCAGTCCAAAAGACCATCGCTATTGCGGTATATCCAATTGCACCATGCCATAATACTACTTGGCATGACACGTCTCTTAAGAAATAATGGTCGTACAGGTTGACCTAAGAACCAATCTTCGCCGCATGACTCCCGGAAGGGGCCATTGACGAAGGACTTGGATTCATTGACCGTAAACCCTACAAACGCGAGAACTTGGCGTAGTAGGGGTTCTGCTTTACTAGGGATAATAATATCGTCCCCGTAAACACTCACATTTCCATCGCTGATGCCTAGATGTTGGCATACAGCACGTGAGAGAGCAAGAAATATTAAACTTTCGAGCTCAAAGGTGTAACCATTACCCATAGAGGAAAACTTTTCAAAATGATAGGTTTTACCTTGATAGGTATAAGTAGGACACCTGCAAGAACTTAATAGGTCAAACCATGGTGCGGGAAGTAACTCTAGAACAATACGGTATGAAATCGTATCGCTCGCCGAGCTCAAATCAATAGTAGCAAGATCATTGGTTAATGAACCAACCCTTGCCAACTCTTGGTTATGAAACTGGCTGTTTAAGTTACACCCCGACTGCCTAAGCTTCTTACGCATATGCGCACCAATACCTAGCTGAACAAAAGAATTCAGTAAGGGCTCAGTGCATATAGCGCGATCAGTTTTAGCAGTCTTAGGTACAAATCCTAACTTAGAACCCTCAGTAACCACGTAATTAAACGTAAAATCGGTTAAAGAGGTATATACCTTCCCAGGTATATTCGTGGTCCAACCAGGGCATGATGCCATGATTGTATCAGCGGAACTAAGCAGGTTACTCGTGAGAGTAAGTCCACAGGAAAGTTTATCAAATAGATTTGTTTTATCACCTGATAATCCTATAACTTTCCCAGGTCCAAAGCGAAAGTCAAGACTTCCAAGGTTCGGACAATCGCCTAATATGATAGAAATTTTACGCATAGCAATATACAATATATTGCTTAATGCGGGATCCAGAAATTCTGGATCCTCTCTCATACTAAAGCGATCATTCGTCTCCAGGCAGCTTTTCTCAGCCTTAATGAAGCTCCGTTCTGCTTCTTTCCTTGCATCATAAACGCGCGGAAAGTTCTCATACTTTTGAAACAGCTTGGCACATTGATAATCAAGACGAAAAACGTCCGGATTATTGTAACACAAGGGATCAATATTAAAGTTCAAATACTCGGCATACGCCTTGTACTTTAGCCTAAGATATAACCCAAGTGAAACAGGTGTGTTAGCTGCCTCGAAGAATGGGAGGGCAGTAAGGACTAGTTCATCAAAATTCGATGAGCTAGAGAGGGGCTTATTATAAAGCCTCTGCAGGTACAACTTCGTATCTGTTTTCATAATAACTCCATACAGTTGACGATGTTTCCCTTACGGGAATCTGACACTACTTCTCCTTGCGGAGAAGCAGTCTAAGAATGCACTTAATTACAGTGCACATGGCTAAAAGAATCGACCGAAGTCGACTAAAGAGGCCATTCATCGTTCATTACTATTGATCCCAGTAAGTTAGTAGTCAAGGAATTATCCTCGGTCACTAACAAATCACGGGACATCGCGAAAAAATCTTCACGATGAGACTGCGGGGCATTTGCGTTTTGGGTGAAACTACCAGCAAAGGTAGAAACACTTGAAACAACTGCCACACCGTCTACAACGGTACCAACTGGAACCTGCAAGCGAAAGGATACCTTGCGGTTAGGGTTAGCTGCTGTCACTTTGCGTCGAGTAAATTGAAGCGTAGGGCGCAGTGAATGATACGGATAACTCCGCTCATTCCACTCTGCAACCAGCGCGTCAGAAACATCGGCGTTCAGTTCATGGGTTCCAGGATTTGCCTGGCCATCCAGCAGTTTAACACGTTCAATATTAGACATTTGTCTATCTCCTATATGTGCAATACGCACGATTAAGCCGAAATTGGCTGGCTCACCTTCTCAAAGAATTTAAGAGGGCGAGAGATGTCATAAGCTTATCCACGTTCATGAAGGATGCAATATCCTTAGCACTAAGTATCAAAAGCCTATCGGGGTCGTCCGTGAGGACGGTACGTTGAATTTCGTAACTATCTAACTTTTCATTGTTAGTCATCGTACGTTCACCATTCCATTGCTCCCACCCATAAAGGGAGGCAGCACCGGTCTGAATGAGCTGAGATGTCTCACAGCCTCCAATAAATCGGAGACCTGCAAGAGAAGTTAAGCTATCAATGTACGAACCAAGTGGTATAAACCAATCAAATACAAATGAGTATGGGATTAGTTCATACACCAGACTGCCAGGGTTAAGTAGACCCAAAGCAGAAAGTTGACGCATTTCGGGAGATATCAATTGATACCTTCCGATGATGCTATGCTTGGCCACTCCATTTCGTTGATGAACGACGCCTATGGCGCCGCTTGAATCAACCAGACAAGGTGGATCGAATGTGACTTTAGCCCTAACATCGATAACTATATCATCATGTACGCGACCCATTCTTTCAGAATAGATCTCGGCCATGGCGTAAGCATCAGATATCAGGGGCATCCAGCCATATTTTAATTCTAACCAACTGTCTGAAACGAAACCGGCTGTATCGCTAATCTTGTCATTTCTGGCACGATTTGCTTTGCGATTCATCCGGCGGGCATGTTTCCCACCCAACGGTATACCTAGGGCATCAAAAGCTCCAGAAACATCTAGTTTCTTAAGAGACCTCAATGCTCCGGCTAACCGTTTAGCAGTACTAGCTAAGTGCTGGTATGTCTTAGGGGCTTCCCCCGCAGACACCAACAGATTAGCATCCAACGCATCCGCTTGAGAATAGTACTTCTTAGTTGCTTTGGCTCGCGCCTTTGCAACATAAGAGTCATTCGATATGCGTGTAGCGTTGGGGAACAGATAGTTCATACCCGTTAAACCAGTGTACAAGCCTCTTACCGTTTCCTCCTCTTTTACGAGGTCTTTAACGATAATTGGCGGAGTAGTCCTGGTCACGGAATATTTTGTGTATGGACGATCTGGGATACGCAGTCCGTTCCGCCTGTAAAAGTGAAGAAGAGCACTATTCATAGTGTTCTTAGTCGCAATACATTCGGATCTTGTTTCGTATCCATAGAATGGAAACGTGTCAGTAGCGAAATATCCTACTGCCTGTGTTATACATTCTTTTCCCATGCCGCACCTCCCGGGCGATTTATTAATAAAGCCCAAAAAGGCAACGCGGTAACGTAGGTTTTACCCCCTCCTTACGGAGTAGACGTGTGTTATAACGTCCAGCCCCCAGAAAATCTC